GGAATTATTGCCCGAAAGGGTAGTAATTTATCGTGGAATTATCACCCGCAAGGGTTGCCACTGGAGAAATTTAATTAAAGGGTGGAAAGCCGCATTGATCGTGACGAAATCAATTATTCTAGCAGTTCGGATCTACAAATAAATTCCTATTTGGTCTCCATAAGGAAGTTGGGAGTACGCTAGTGCATAGCCTAACAGGCTTCAGCCCACCTACGGGCTGCGTGGTTGATTACCCTGCTGACAACGTTAAGGTTAGCACCTGGGGCAGCCCCCCTCTCCGAGTAGGTTAATCTTGGAGTATTGTCATGAGTTGGCACGATGGAAGTCCCTATAGGCAACCAGGATAGGCTAGGGTTGGGTGGTGCCCGGCAATCTGCTACACCCCCACAAGCGACTGACCAGTCATCCATTTTACCACATTCAATGTTGGGAAAAGCGTTAAAACAGGAGAAATTGAACTCGACGTTGCAGCCAAGTGTTGAACAAATCAAAGACACTTTGCAAGTCCATAAGAGTATTGCTAAGGAGCAGCACCGCAGAGAAGACTATGAGGCGTATTGGGTAGGGTTTAGAGCGGATCAAACCACATTATCCAATATGAGTCGAGCGGCAGGACTAAAAAGGAAAATAGCGAAGGATAGTGAAAACAGAGTGGAGTTACAATCGGCTCTACCCTGTGTGGGTGGCTCTGTCATCGAAGCTAAATCGTCCGATTACGTTAAGCAAAAAGCTTTGCAGCCTATTGCTTGGTATACAGGATTGGACGGTAAGCCTCCTATACATAGAAATGAAGCGCCTTTCCAGAACGTAACTAAACCTCAGGAGAAGAGACGTGAATCAGCCTCTGCCATAGCAGGGTACCTTAGGCGAAAGGCTCTAGCCGTCCGTGCGGTGACAAATAAAACCAAACGGCGGGTCATAGAGAGAGTAACTAAGGCGGGGAAACCCGGAGGGGCCCAAGAGATCACCATACCTCTATCAAATAGATTCGGACTCGTGGAGGACGAATTGTCTGATGAGGTCAATGATGAGACACCTGATCCAGAAATGGGTGGGGTAGCCACAAGTAGCGTTGAGGGTAATGAGGGTAGCGAAAGCAAGGTAGTGCGTAGATCAAAGGAGCCCGACCAGTTCATTGTTGATGAGGAATTAGATTTTGATGAATTGCCTTTACCATCATTCAAAAAGGCCCGCTGTTTGCGAGATAAGAAAATTAGGAGTGTCTATACAAGATTAACTTATTATTTAAAATGTAAACACTTTATGCACTCCAAAGACCCCCATCATATTAGAACTTTAGTTCAAGATGCGAGGGCTTGGCTACTGAAGGCCAAATGCAGTATGGAAACATACCAAGAGTACGTGTTATTAACTTCAGCAGTATCCGCAGCTTTCTTCGTTGATCAAGAAGAGCTAAATTTTAGAGCACGTATGAAGAATCGCATTGAGTGGCAGGCGTTGTCCAAACATAATGCCGCCTGCAATGGCGATTTAGGTTGGAGATTAGGACAGGTGGAGCCCAGGTTTAATCGCCTGAGACATGCGTTTATGACGCAGGTTCGGCTTCCAAATAGTCCGATGTCGGCCTAATGGCACCTTTGATACTACCTTGTAAGTGCACAAATGTCGTACCACCGGCTAGGGTTAAGACAAAATATTACAAGGTTCAAGCTAGTATTGAGGGATGCCAAATTAAGGGGTTTTGCCAATATCTGCATTTAAAATTACCCCTCCCTTTAGAGGATCAGTTTTATTGGAATAATTGTCAGTGTAATGAGTTCGATGGTTTAATGAGGAGGCATTTTATTGGCTCCTTAGTTGGGTTCACTCCCAACAACCCAGCAATTCAATTGTTGGAGAGAGAAACAGAACAAATGCGCTCAGTTATACCAAGCTTCCGATGTGTTGACCATAAAACACTAATCGAGAACACTAGGTCCACTATTAAAAACCGGTACAGACGTGCATACTTTGAGCTGAGGAATCGAGTGACGAATTTAGGTTATAAGGAGAAATGCGTGAAAGCATTTGTAAAATATGAGAAGATCCCAGTAGGTAAATACGAAAGCGGGAAACCGCCCAGGATGATACAGTTCAGGGACTTCACTTACCTTTATTGCTTAAAGAAGGAATTGCTCCCTTTCTCATTAACCGTGAAGAATAGTCCAGAGCTCAAATGGAATACTCAATGTATAAAATCAATCTTCACGAAGGTACACGACTCTTACGGGACAGCGGCTGTCCTAAAGGAGTCGTGGGACATGTTTATAGAACCCGTTGCAATTTGTCTTGATCATAGCAAGTTCGATGGCCATTACTGTAAGGAGTTATTGGAAATCGAAGCGGAATTTTGGAGGAATTTAAACAATTCACACATGCTTAAATGGCTTTTAGAACAACAATTAGTAAATCATGGTAGAACACATCACGGAATAAAGTATGAAGTAATAGGTGGAAGAATGTCAGGCGAATATACAACATCTGACGGCAATAGCTTAATGAATTATGCTATGCTTGTCACATGGCTGAAGCATTATGGATTGGACCAACACCAGTTCAGAGTCCATGTAAATGGAGATGACTCAGTAATTATCGTAGATAAACAATTTTCATGGTTGTCCAGGAAATTGAGATACTTCCGCCACTTTAATATGGAAACCGAATGTGACAGAGTAGTAGATGATTTTAGATTAATAACATATTGCCAGGCCAGTCCTATTAGAGGAAGGGAATTAAAATGGTATATGGTAAAAGAGCCAATTCGTACGTTGTCTAGGTTGCGTTATTGTGACGAAAAATTTTCCAAAGTAATAGGGCGGTACACCAGAGGTGTAGGTCTCTGTGAATTGGCGGTAAATTCAGGCATCCCAATTATGCAATCTGTAGCACGATGGATGATTAGTGTAGGTGATAAACCTTTAGGGTGTGTTGATAAGTTCCCGGCGCTTAACAGCGGCAATGACGTTGAAGAAAGTGTAATATTGCCAATTACAAGGTCTGATTACGAAGTTGCTTTTGGAGTATCAATTGAAGGGCAACTAGATATTGAGAAACATTTTGCCGGGCAAATAAGATCCCCCCAAGATCTCAGCGCTATAATCACTAGATATAAAACTTTCCATAAGAATTAATTTAGAACAATAAGCATACAATGAATAAACAGAAATCCAAACAAAATCGAAAATCTAAATCGAAAACTAGTAGTAGTAAATTAGGTAACAAACCCGTGGTACAAGGAGCAACAACAGCTCCAATTGCTAAACAAAGAACAGTCCGAACTAATGCGCCTAAACTTCGCACGACTCGTGAGGGCGTTGTCGTCACTCATCGTGAGTATATCCAGGACGTTACTAGGGCTTCTAACACTTTTACTATCGATACTATTGCTGTCAATGCTGGTCTGGCAAGCGCGTTCCCATGGCTCTCGCAAGTTGCTGGCCGGTTTGAGTCTTATACTTTTGAGCGTCTTGATTATATCTACGAACCCATGGTTCCTACTACGCAAGCTGGTTCTGTTATGATGGCGGTCGATTTTGACGCCTCTGACTCAGCCCCA